CTCATCGGCGGCATCCACGTAGAAACCCATCAGCTCGAAGCTGATCTTGGGGATCTCGCCAGCGGCCAGGTTGAACGTGGCATTGCCGCGGCAGCCGCGCAGGCGGTTACGCAGGTCGTCGTTATTGAAGTCCAGCGACACGCCCTTGATGTTGGTCATTGCCGGGGTGTATTCGACCGTGGAGCTCACCACCGCCTCACCGAACCCGCAGCACTGCAGGATTCGGCCCCAGCGGGGAGCGGTGCCAGCGGTGCCGCTGCCGGCGATCTCCACGTCGAAACTGGCCATACCGACCCGTTGGCCGACGATCTTTTCGGTGTGGCCGAAATACTGCCGCAGCAGCTCCCGGTCAATCAGCCCCGGGTCGAGGGGTTGGAAGTCCAGGTTGCTCACCAGCAGGGCGTCAGTGCCGGCGATGGTGGCAAAAGTGCCGTAGGTGCTTTCGACTGCCGCCAGCAGCAGGCGCCTATGCGTCGATTTGCTCATTGTCCAGTGCAGGGGCAGGGGCAGGGGCAGGCATCACGCACTCGGTAGGCGTGGCGTAGTTGTCGATCCATTTGCCGGTCTCCTCATCGAGCCGATAGCTGCCGCCATCGGTCGGCCGGGGATCTGGCTCAGGTTTCGATCGGGCCATGCCGGTGTTGAGTCCTGGTGTCAGGCTACGGAGCGCCAACGCTGAGATCCGTCACGCTGGTCCTATACCGCACCCGGTAACTCAGCACCTCCACCACGGCGGTGCCATCGGCGGCGTCAAACTCTGGATTGCGGCTGAGGGGCCAGATGTTCATCACCAGCCCGCCCAGGGTGCGGTCGGCCATCAGCAGGCTGTGCACCGACTGCACGACCGGATCGGCTACCTGGTCAGGGATCAGGCCACGGGCGTAGACGGCTACCGTCAGCGTGAAGGTGTGGTCAATTTTGCAGGTCGAAACAGGCTCGGGCCCGGATGACTCAGGCCCCGGCTCGATAATCACTGAGGGCGATTCACTGCGGCTGAATGCTTCCTGACGGCTGCGGTAGACGCGGCCATTGGCACTGCTGGCGCTGGCCAGGGTGATGGCCACGGCGGAGAGGATCTGTTCGCGGCGGGTTGCCATAGGGTTAGCCTGCAGCCACAAAAAAACCGAGCCCGTTGACGCGGCGCCCAGTGGAATGGCAAGTCATAACACGACACGCCGGAAGGCGCGCACGGGGTTAAGTGTGCTCTTGGCCGCCGCGCTAATCGCACCGTTGTTATAGGTAATCCGCCTACCATTCGCAGCGGTTACCTCGTTGCTTGCCCAGTGGGCGGCAGCTGCGAATGCCTCCGCGCCGCCAGTCTGGAATGCTGCCACCGCAGTCTGGACAGGATCTCCCGCCGTGTAGTTTGCTGTACGCGGTGGCACCGCATAGGGGTTGATGCCCGTGCCAGTAGCGTTGGCAGTGGCATTGGGCTTGAGGTTGAAATATACAATATCGTGCTCTAGCTGTGCGGGGGGATACCAATCGTTGAATCCACCGATAGTCAGGTTGGTGCAGAACTGTGCGGCGGGATGATTTGCGATCCCCGCTGCAACCATCGCAGCCGTATTGGCTGCACCATCGAACAGGCTGTTGGCACCGGTTGTTGCGGTATCAGAGGTCTTCCACGCCAGGTTGGTGGTCAACGTGTAGCCGGTGCCCGTCGCACCGGTCGCGGCTGGAGCAACGATCAGCGCATGGGTCGGGTTGCCGTCAGCCGTATGGCTGATCAGCCCGCCGAAGAAACCACCTCCAACAGGCTGGCCGATGTTGGCGGGGTTGAGGAAATCAAAGGGGATCGCTGCAAAGGCGTTGATCAGCGCGGTTACGCGGGCGTCGAGCAGGGCGAGGTCTAGGGATTCACCGATGCTGTAGAAGGCGAGGCGGGCGTCAGTTGGTTGATTAAGCGAACCATCGAGATTTCTGCCAAAGACAAAAATATTTAAATCAATGTTAGCATTGCTAGCTATTGCACTTGCAGTTGTTACGCCATTTGCTCTGTAACTAAAACTTAACGAAGACGCCCTAGATGTCCCCAAAAAACCAATCTGACTAAAAGTATAAGGCGCTGGAACTGAGCTGGAGCTATTTGCTGAGAAAGTAAGAGCGCCAACATTGTCGGCAATTCGAGACTCAGAAGCAATCGGCGTGGTCGCTTGTGCGCCAATATATTTAGTATTGTTTCCGATAGAGGCGACACTTTTATAAATCGCTAAATGCTTGTTATCTTGCGGGTCAGCATTGTTATTTCTATTGCTATTCAAATACTTGTTGCTTGCATTCCCTTTTAAGCCCATCTGCCGGCTGTAGTCCCCCGGCACAAAGTTAAAGTTTGTCGGCGCGGTCCCCACCAGCGGCACCAGAGCCCCGGCTAGCGTGCGGGCACCAGCAAGGATGCAGCAGGCCTTGATGGCACTCCAGATACCGTCCGTTTTGCAGCCGACCACAAAAGCGTTGATGGCATCCTTCACGCCGACTTCTAGGGCTTGGCCATCGGCGGTTTCGACAGCGGAAATGTACGCCTGCGCGTCGGGGTCGTAGCCACCAGCCGTCGTCAGGCTCCCCAAAAACGCCACATCATTCAGCCCCAGCATCACGCCACCTCCACCGGCAGCCACTGCAGCGCCGATTCGACTGCGGGCGTCGCCGGATCATCGACCAGGTAGGTGCCATCCTCAGCGCGAGGCTGATCCCACACCCACTCACTTCCATCAGGCCCGGTCCATTCATCCCCCCGCGCCGGATTCTCCGGCCAATCCCAGAGCTGTCGAGGGCCCGCCAGGCCCGCCACGAACTCGGGGGGCAGGTCGTGCTGTGTCGCCAGCAGCTGCAGCCCCTGCACCAGCTCCGGCGGGATCAGGCCGATCCCCCGACAGGTCTGCCAGGCACCGAGGAACACCCTGCTGTCGCCATCGGCAGCCTTCCCGAGGCCCACGCCCAGCGCCAGCGCCAGACGTGGCGAGACGGCCTGCGCGGCGGCCAGGAGTTGATCCACCTCCACCGGCAGGGAGTCACTGAACTCGATCCACCGAGGCGGGTGCGTGGCCCGGTAGTACGCCTCGCGCTCGGCCTCAGTCAGCTCCACCAGCTCCCACTGCTGCAGCCACTGGCCATCGGCCTCCACGGGCTCGGCCTCCACCACGCGATGAGTGGCAGGGTCGGGCTGGGGCTGGGGCTGGGGCACCACGCGGAACACCCCATAATGCGCCAGCTCGCGGCTGCTCGGGCTGCTGCTGAACGACCGGCTCGGCTCATCGGCGCGGAGCTGGCCCAGCGAATACGGCCAGCGGGTTGGGTTCAGGCGGATCAGGTCGCTCATGGCTGAATGGCGATGGCGGCCACAACGGCCGCATTGGTGGTGCCGTGGCACTCGATGCTGAGCCGGGCCACCTTGTTCGCGGGGATCGAGGCCGGCTTGGCCGAGACGAACACCCAATCGACAGGGAAGATCAGCGTGCGCGAGCTGGCGCCGGGGATCAGCCGCAGGCCCGTGCTGCGCCCGTTCGCCAGGTTGCTGGTGGTCAGCTCCAGTGGGCCGGTGGCCGTGATCGTATTCACCTGCCCGTCCAGCGCCGCCAGATCGAGATTCACCGTGGCGGCGTAGGTGATCGTGCCGAAACCCGTCGCAGGCTGCAATCCCGCAGTAGTCGTAGAGACCAGCGGAAGGGTCGCATCAGTGCCGGTCGAGCTGCGAACCTCGCGGGTCGGGGCGTCGTAGGTGAGGTCGGTGCCTGCTGGCGCGGGCAGGTTGGTCAGCTGCGATCCGTCAACCGCTGGCAGCTTCGCGGCATTGTCGAGCTGCACCACATTGCCGGCGTTGGTGCCGACGCTCTGCGCTGCTGCCGTACCCAGCGTGGGCTTATTCAGGATCGCCGCGTCGCCAGTGGTGGCGTTCCAGTCGGCGTTGATGTTGACCTCAGCTCCGGCGGCAATCCCGTCGAGCTTGGTTTTGTCGGCTGCGCTCTGCAGGCCCGCCAGTGTGGTGGTGGCCTCAGGCAGCGTCACGTCCGCCCCCGTGCTACTGGTAAGCAGCCTGCTGGAGGCGGTGTAGCTCAGATCTGTGCCCACATTGACTTGGGCGCCGGCCTCGATGCCATCGAGCTTGGTTTTGTCGGCTGAACTGAGCAGGCCAGCATCACTGGTGGTTGCCAGAGGCAACGTGGCATCCGCGCCAGTGGAACTCGCAAGCACCCGAGTGCTGGCCGTGTAGCTCAGATCAGTGCCAGCGCCGCCGGTCGGCAGGTTGGTCAGCTGCGATCCGTCAACCGCTGGCAGCTTCGCGGCATTGTCGAGCTGCACCACATTGCCGGCGTTGGTGCCGACGCTCTGCGCTGCTGCGGTGCCCAACGGGGGCAGCCCGCTCAGATCCGCATAAGCCCCGGTGAACCCCACGCGGGCCATTGCCGCGCCGACGCCCACCAGGATCGTCCCGGTTTCGGCGTTCACCCGGGCCACGCTGCCAACGGCCTGCACCAGCCCGCTAGCTGGGGGGGTGGCCACCAGAGCGCCACCAGCGCCCACGTAGAGCCGGTCCCTGATCTGATAGCCGCCAGTATTGAACGGCCGCAGTTCGCCCAACACCACGGCGTCGCCATCGCCGTTCTGGGCCAACGTGGTCTGCAGGATCCCGATCGCTGGCATCTTGGCCGGGTCGGTCGGGTCGCAGGCGGCTACCGTGATGCGGTCGGTGTCACCAACTGAGCCGACCACGTAGACGGCGGTGCCAGCCGCCAGAGGCCCGCCGCTGGTGTTTCGGACGTGAACGTAGAAATCACCGGCGATGCTGCCGTGTATGTGGGGGATCACGACCGGCGCTAGGCCCGTGATCGCCAGGCCGGTGAAAGATGGAGAGTCGCCTGTGCCTAGGCCCAGCAGGGTGCGCTGTGCAGCCGCGTCGAGGGCCTCCGCCATGGCGCGCCCTGCAGCGGTGCTAACGCTGGTCCACCAGGCGGCAATGGCCTGCCGCACCCGTTGCGCCGTAAACGCCCGCCGGGTGGTCGCCGTGCCCGCCTCAGCCTCAGCCTGCTCGATTGTGGCGGCGGTCCATTCTCGGGCGTCCGTCAGCCGGGCGTCATCCCGCCCCACGTAGGCCGCATTGCCCTCAGCAGGGGTCAGGTAGCCCGGATGAGGATCCGCAGCTGCGACGTGGGCTGCTACGGCTGCGGCGATGGCTGTGCCTTGCTCTGAAGTTGTCGGCCTTGCCTCAATCCCGTTCTCCAGCTTGTCCAGGTTGCCGTCATGCTCCGCCGCTGTCAGCGGCGTGCCCTTGACCAGTCGCCGGATTAGGTTCAGTGTCATACGAACACCCCGGCTTCGAAAACGCCTTCCACATACACAGTAAAGACCTCCTCAATCCTCTCTAGATCCATCACGCAGAACCGCCCATCGGACAGCTTGAGCGGTTCATGCCGCAGCCTGTAGGTCTGCCCTTCGTGCTGCACCGTGGCGCCGTACTGCAGCCCGCCGAACAGGTCAGTTCTAACCGTCAACGCATAATCGACCGTAATGACCTGATCACCCATGATGATCTGGCTAACGCGATCCATAATGCCCAAACCAACAACGGCCCCAGCAGTAACGCTGGAGCCGAAGTCAGACAACAGGAAATCGTCGGGGACTTCCTGGATCATGGTCAGGGACGATACTTCTTGATACCCACGGCAACGCAGCTCACGGCAGCGCTGTAGGTGCCGGTTTCATCGAAAAACCGCAGGCGCAAATAGGCCGGGAGATCATCCTTGGACAGTGCCAGCCGCTGGTGATAGGCGACAGTGGCCAGGTCGGGGAATGCCCCGCCGGTTACATCCACGGCATCGCTGCCATCGGATGCGCTGCCGGCTTGCACCTTCACCTTCATGGCGCTGCCAGACGCGCTGGCAGGGGCGGTGAGGATCAGGCACACATCGCCATCAATTGCAGAGCAGTCAATGGCGGTAGTGTCATTGGCGGCCGACACGGTCGTGGGGGCCAGGATGGTGACGCTGTGCAGCGCCTCCAGGTTGCGTTGTCTGATCATGGTCAGGGATCCTCCGTGGGGGGCTGGGTGCTCGTGCTGAGCTCGGGATTGTTGTAGGTGGTGCGCCGTTTCCCGCCACGGCGGGGGGATTCGTCTTCGGGCTCGGCGGCTGGAGCGGGAGCGACGTGCTCAGCCGCCCAGCCGTTGCGGATCATGTGAAGGCCCAGATCGTTGTCAACAGTGACCACGTCGCCAATCTCGCGATCTTGGCGATTGATCACCATTGAATCAAGCATCTCGACTTGCATGATCAGATACCGAACACGAAGGCCTCGGGGTAGCGAACGCCAAAATCGCAATCCTGAAGGATGCTGATCTCGACGCTGCCCGAATCCTGGTACTTGTAAGGATTCACGCCGATGTCTTGGCCGCTCCAGAACGCCAGCAGGATCTGCGACATATCGCCGAAGAGGCTGTTGTTCACCTCCAGCTGGTTAGACATCAGGGCCGGATAGCCGTTGATCTCGTTGTTCCGCAGGATGTAGAAGTCGCTCTGAGCATTCTCCAGGGTGGTCTTGTAAACGCCCCTGGCGTGGGCGTTCATCATGTAGACCATGCTGGGCACATCCAGGTTTGCCAGGCTCACCTTCGTTTCCATCTCAACCAGGTTGAGGAAGGTGCCGAAGTTGTAGCTGGTGCCGTTGATGGTCTTGGTTTGACCGCCAGTGAGCGTTTCAGTCTTCACGCCATCGGTGTAACGGAGGCCTAGGGGGCGCTTCGATCCGCCGGTGGAATACAGGAAGTCTTTGTCAATACCAAGGGCCACCTTGCGGCTCAGGTGGCTGCGGACCCAGGCTTCGGCAGAGAACGAGGTCTGGCCAATGAACCGGCGAGTCAGCACGGTTTTGGCGCCCACGGTCTTGGGCGTCAGGCTGAGCTGGCCAACCAGGATCTCCGACGCATCCGGGGCCTGGCCTTCGCCGACCCAGTAATGGGTGGGGCCTGCGGTCTCCTTCGGAATATCGATGTCGCCCACCAAGCCGCTCAGCACAGTGGCGCCAGCAGCGGTGATGGACAGGCGGTTGTAGATCAGCTCGATCATCGAGCCGACGAGCAGATCGGTGTCGATCAGTGCGCCGCCAGTGGTGAAACCGCCAGCGGTCTGATCGGCCCGAATACCCTTGCGGCCAGCGCCCATCCCAGGGATCTGGGCGATCATCACATCCGCAGGGATGCGGAACGAACCTTGCAGCTCGCGGCCGGACTGCTTCACGGCAGCAGCGGATGCCTCCAGCTCCAGCCCGGCAGCCTCGCGGAGGCGTACGTCGGTCGGGTCGGAGAAGTGGCGGATGGCGTTCAGGATGTTGTAGCTCTTGACTTCCTGGTCGCTCATTCCGAGCAGTCCATCGCCGGAATCCTGCAGGCGGCTGGTGATGCTGCGCTTTTCCTTGCCAGTGACAAGGGCGAACAGCTCCTCGCGGACCTTGCCGACATCAGTGCCAGAGTTGATGTACTCCTCGGCCTTTTCGATGCCAGCGCCGGACTGCTCGCACATGTTGCGGATGGTGCGGGCCCGGTCGCGCTCCGCTTGAATAGCGGCTGCCTCCCGGTCCGCCGCTTCGTTGTTGGTGATCGTCATGGGGACAGGTGCAGGGTGCGTACCTGAGCTCAGGCTATGGACCTCCTGCACTTGCTCATCAGTCTCGCTTTCGCTAACAGCTGCGGGTGGATCTTCGCCCTGTTGATCGCCTGCAGCTTCAACCGGCACAGTGGCCACTTGCGCTTTGGGGCGGCTCGGCTCCACAAACTCCACCAGCGACGCCAGCGCTTGCGGCACCTTGGCAAAGCGCCCGCGGGGAACGGCAGCGCTGCGGATCTCGCGGGCTGGCGCCGCCTCGGTAGCGAACCCGAACTCCACCGCCTCGGCGGCAGTCAGCCATGACTCGGCGGCCATCAGCGACGCCACGTCCTCATCGCTCATTCCAGACCTGGCGGAGTAGGCCTGGCGGTAGGCGGTGCTAATGCGGTCGATCAGGTCGGCCTGCTGGCGCAGATCGTCAGAGCCGCCGATCGCAAGGCCCCATGCCTCATGGATCATCAGGAATGACGACTCGGGCATCACGATCTCATCGCCCGCCATGGCGATCACCGATGCAGCCGACGCGGCCACGCCGTCAATCACCATCCGTTTCTTGCCGGGGTACCTCGCCAGCATCGAGTAAATGGCCAGGCCCTCGATCGCATCACCGCCGTAGCTGAACAGGTTGATCGTTAGATCCTCGGTTCTGCCTACCAGCGCACGCTGGAGCACCGATGCGTTGATCTCCCAGCCGACCTCACCGATCAGGGCCAGCTCCAAGGCGGCCCCTTCGGCTGCAGCCTTGATCATCACGCCAGACATACAACCCGAGCAGTTTCTAGCCTCAGGCTATGGACCCTCAGGGGCGGACTCTTGCTGCGGCGCCAGAGCGGGTTGCGACGCGGCGGGCTGCGGCAGCCCCAGCCGGCGGCGCAAGGCCACCTCGTAGGCGATCTGCGCCCAGGTGTGCTCCAGGTCGGTGCCGTAGAGCTCTGCCATCTGATCGGACGTGCTCTGCAGACCCATCTCCTGGGCATCCTTGTATGCGTTCATCTCCTTA